TATCCTCAAGCGTGTTACGAAAATAGTTACTGGACGGATGAGATGAAGGCTGGCTTTAATATCTGTTTAAATGAAATGATGGGAGGTAAATCGTGATTGTAGAAGTATGCGATATTTGCAAAAATAATAAACCGGACAAAAAAATAAAGATTAAATTATCCAAGCGAAATTTTGTCCATGATAAATGGTCTGGATATAAAAAAATATATATTTGCCAAAGTTGCGCAGAAAAAATATTAGTGGCTATGAAAAAATCCATAGAACAAAAAATGGAATAAATTTCAAAATTATGGAAATAACTGTTACATAGAGAAAGTAGGGTGAGTGTTATAGAGTATAATATTAAAATTACAAAAAATGGAAAAATTATGACAGAGCCGACATTATCAAACCGCGATTATCTTAATTTCATGCGAAAAAAGAGAAAGCAGATCAATGAGTTTTCGACAAAAATTTCCAAAGCCGAGGGTAGTTGAAAAACACAAAAATGCATGTTAAAATAGGCACATCAAAACGATGTGTCTATTTTATTTTAGGGGGCAGAGATGAGCAAAAAAAAATTAAAAACAGCCGCAATTTATGTCCGCGTTTCAACAGATGCACAGGCAGAGGAAGGATATTCAGTCGAAGCGCAGAAAGAACAGCTTGCAGCTTACTGCATTTCAAAAGGAATTAAAAATTATGAATTTTATATAGATGGCGGATGGTCAGGAAGTAGTATTAACCGACCGGAGATTCAAAGGCTTATAAGGGATGCTAAAGCACATAAATTATCACATTGCATCGTATATAAACTAGACAGGTTATCGCGTTCACAGA